GGAAGAGACTAAAGAAGTACTACGCCAAAGGCACCCTTTCGTCGAAGGCGCGACGTTCAATCCTAAAAGAAATAACAAAAGCCAAGGATACTTTCAGGGCTGCGAGTCAATCCGACTCAAAGAATTAAATCCAACATCGCGAGATCATATTGCATGGATCCTTTCCACATTTTATGGCTGGACTCCGACCCAGATGACCAATACTGGGAAGCCGGTTATCGACGAGATCATATTGAAGGAGATTGCCTTAGGTGGGATCTCGATTGCCGGGGACTTCGCGAAGTGTCTCGATATTACGAAGAAATTGGGGATGATCTCGGAAGGCACGAACGCATGGCTCAAGCTTGCTACGACTGCTAACCGAGTTCATCACCACTGCTCAGTTGGGTGTGCAACATTCCGTATGTCACACAAAAATCCCAATCTGGCGCAGGTTCCTAGTGACCCAAGATTCAGAGAACTATTTATCCCCACACCTGGACAGGTGATGGTTGGAGCTGACTTATCTGGTATCGAACTACGGATGCTTGCTCATTACCTTGCACGCTATGACGGCGGCAGGTACGCAGACATTCTTCTCAATGGTGACATTCACCAAGTTAATGCTGACAAGATAGGAATATCTAGGAAGCTAGTTAAGACCGTAACCTATGCATTTTTGTATGGCGCGGGTGATCAAAAAATAGGTTTAAGTTATGACTCATCTCTCAGCAGTACTGCAGCTAAATCCAAAGGTAAAGAGATTCGCGCAGCGTATGTTGAAGCGATTCCTGGTCTTGATTCGCTCCTTAGTGCTGTTAAAACTGCGGGTGATCGAGGGTATGTTAAGGCGATTGACGGTCGCCGAATCCCAGTCGATTCACCACACAAATGCCTCAATTTCCTATTGCAAGGATCAGCAGGGGTTTTGGCGAAAAGGTGGCTTCTACTAAACCAACAAACAGTAAACGAAACTAAACTATGCTGCTCACAACTGGCATTCGTACATGACGAGATCCAGTTTGAGTGTGCACCTGAACATGCAAAAGATCTATCAACATCCTTGGTATTTAGCGCTGCAGCGGCTGGAGAGTTCTACAACCTCCGAGTCCCAATCGCAGCAGAAGCCAAGATCGGAAAAAACTGGGCCGAGGTACATTGATGAAACTGTATCTGGACGCTGATTATATTGTCTATAAAAGTTGTGCAGCAGCCGAGACAGAGATTGACTGGGGATCCGATGTGATCTTGGTTACATCTAAGTTCTCAGAAGCATATGCCAATGTACTTAAAGACATAAATAGAATTATTGGAGAGTTCGGTGGCTTTAATGAGCCTGTGCTGTTCTTCTCTGATTCACATAACTTCCGCAAGGACATACTTCCCTCATATAAGGGACACCGTAATCGCAAGAAACCTTGTGGTTACAGACGTGTGATCAATGAACTCAAGAAAGAGTTTGAGGTGATCATCATGAGAAGCTTAGAAGCAGATGATGCTCTTGGGATTTTTGCCACAAAATTTCCTGGCAATGTCATCGTTTCGCCTGACAAGGACATGCGACAGATCCCCGGATCTCTCTACAACCTTGACCAAAGATTCACAGTCACACGTGAAGAGGGTGCTAAGTGGCACCTAATTCAAACGCTTGCTGGTGACCAGACAGATGGTTACTCAGGTGCGCCTGGTATTGGAGTCAAGCGTGCTGAGATCTTGTTTGAGAAACATGGCTATAGCTGGGAGACCGTAGTGAATGCATTTGCAGAGAAGGATCTCGGTGAAGATATTGCACTACAAAATGCACGACTAGCCCGAATCCTTACCGTAGATGATTATGACTTCGACACCAAACAACCAATACTTTGGACCCCCGCCGCCAGTTATCGAATTGACAATGGAGCAGAGCTTCAAGATGCGTCGCATGAGGGATCTACTCCCTGAAGCAGATAAAGAAGATCTGATCACTATCATTGATGCGTTGCAACATCAAAACTTTTGCCTTTGCAACACCGTTAGTAACTTAGTTAAACAATGGCCCGCCCATCCTATTACACCCGAGGAACTCTTGAAGTCTGGGACTTCATCCGAGAGCAAGACCTGAATTATTTCTTGGGTAATGCCATTAAATATATCTGCCGTGCAGGTTATAAAGACTGTCGTGTAGAAGACTTGAAAAAAGCAATCACCTATTTAGAGAAAGAACTGGAAAATGTCACTGCTATCGAACCAAGCTATCGAATTCCGCCACGCGTACGGGATCCCCAATTCTTTGAGTGGGAGGACTCGCCAGCGCAATTTGATCGTTGAGGAATTCAAAGAGTTCCTAGATGCTGACACCAATATGGTTCTTATGCACCCTCAAGATCGTGAGGCGTGCTTAAAAGAGCTAGCTGATCTTGTATATGTTTGTGCTCAGTATGCAGAGAACATGGACTGGGATCTAGAGCAAGCATTGCGCCGTGTCCATACATCAAATATGTCCAAGCTCGGAGAAGACGGCAAACCGATTAAACGCGAGGACGGAAAAGTCCTCAAAGGACCAAATTATCAACCACCTGATTTGTCTGATTTAGTATGAAAACCCTAGAACAACAACTTGAGGAGCTGACAAAAGCTTCTCGTGAAGCTGAAGTTAATGCACTGATGCTTCAAGGAGCTGTTAAAGCTATTCAAATGGCTATTGACGAGGCCAATACTCCTGAAGAAACTGAAACTTCTGATACTGAATAATGTCTAACCTTATCTCCCGTACTGGTCGCGTCCAAAGCTGGATCGACGACCCAACTTCCCGCCTACCTGTCAGCTGCACGATTTTTTCTGTTGCCGACTCTTGTGAGGGTCCAGAAGGTATTGAAGCTAGCTGGCGTTTTGCGTCACATGCTTTGAGGAATGGAGCGGGAGTTGCTATCCACCTGTCCGAACTCCGACCGAAAGGAACTGAAAATGGAAAGGGACTTGTCGCTAGCGGCCCGGTTTCATTTGGCCAAATCTATTCAACCCTTAACTCTGTACTCAGACGTGGGGGTGTGTATAAAAACGGTGCTGTGGTACTGCACATCGACTTGTGCCATCCTGATGCTCTTGAATTTATACAAGCACCACGTCATGAACTCCCTTGGGCTAAACGATGCATCAATATTACAGATGAATGGTGGCAGGCGTGCTCTTTTAAGGAAGAACTACTCAATGGCATTAAGTCCGGAGACATTTGGCTCAACAAAGTAAAGTATGACCGAAACGGTAACCGTATCCGAGGCAACGTTTGTCTCGAAGTGTACTTGCCTAGCCGAGGAACCTGTCTCCTACAGCATGTTAATCTTGGCGCCTGTGAGTTCGATGATATACCACAAGCTTTCGTCGAAGGTATGTCTGAGTTGTGTGCACTGCATGCAACCACTGGAGTTGGTGAGAGTGGTGAATACCTCCCACCCGAGACTGACCGACAAGTCGGCCTTGGGATGCTCGGACTTGCAAATCTCCTGCGACGTGTAGGTGTTACCTATGAACAATTCGGTCGTGCACTTGACCAATACAACAATGGAGAGATCGTACAGACACCAGCATTCGAGCTGGTCTCTCAATTCGGTGCCGGCATCGACGCTGCTTCAAACATCGCACGTAGTTACACGATGGAACGAGCTTTCGCAATCGCTCCTACTGCTAGCTGTAGCTACCGCAGTAAAGATGTAGACGGATATACCTGTACACCTGAGATTGCACCACCGATCTCCCGTCATGTAGACCGTGACTCCGGCACCTTTGGTGTTGAGAGCTACGACTATGGTGACGTTGAAATTGCATCTGAAGTTGGCTGGGACGCTTACAAGCGTGTCGCTGATGGAATCATGACGATGCTAAATAACACTGGGCTTCTTCACGGGTATAGCTTCAATAGTTGGAGTGATGTTGTTATTTATGACAACGCCTTTATCGAAGAGTGGCTAAAGAGTCCCCAGACTTCTCTTTATTATTCGCTGCAAGTTATGGCGGATACACAAGACAAATCTGATGCATATGCCGCTCTCGATCAACAAGAGGTAGACGACTATCTTGCAGATTTACTAAATGAAAAAGAACCTACCTGTGACTGTCAAGAATGAAGAAACATCCTTATCAAAAACTACTGGAGCGGAAGCGTACATGGACTCCTGTAGCTACTACCAAAGGCAAGTTCAAGGAGGGTGCGGAGGAGACTTTGCACCGTGCACTTGCCTTGCGACACATGGAACTACCTGTGGGAGATTTTATCCGTGATGCGCTCACCACTGAAGTTCCATTTCTCGCACGTGAAATCCTGGAATCCAACGTTCAAGACGAAATTAAGCACGACCTCGCTTTGGGTTATGTCGCCGATGCTTGGGGCGTTGATCCGAAAGCTGAGCGGGAAGCCCTCGCACTGCGTGATGCGTGGTCAGAACATCCTGATCACACTATCCTTAAAGCCATGGTTGCTGAACGTGCAATCTTTTTCGTCCTATTACCCTTCTTTAGGTTTAATGGCGACGCAGGGATGCGAACAGTTTCGGCTGACATCTCTAGAGATGAGCAAGTTCACGTCGGAGTCAATTCTCTGGTATGTAGAGAGCTTGGGCTGGAAGCTTCGCCGTCTTTGGATAAACTTCGTAAGGCGACTATCGCCTGGGTCATGCAACCGCTAGGCAAGAATGCCGATAAATATTTAGACAAAAAATTTTGGCTCGATTCTAGCGATCGGCTGATGTATGAGGGTAAGGCACCTGAACTTTCTGAGACACAGAGAGCCAGAATGCCTGCCTTTTTTGAGCACGCTAATCAAAACCTCCCACAATATGCTTAACTTTCTAACACCTGAAAAGCTGTTGGCAGAGTTGGAAGATAAATTTCCACCACCATTTACTGGACCAGAAGATACCATCACCCACATCATGTTCCGCGCTGGTCAGCAGAGCATCATTGATTGGATTAAACAACGACTTACTGAAGAGTAATTATGGGAAAGAAATTTAACCAGTTTCTCCGCAATGCTGCCAAGTTGGGCATCTATGTTGGAGATCTTAACCAAGCCACAACTGCATATCAAGGTGGTGGTTATCCAACAGATCCTGCTACCGCACCTCAACAAGCACCGATGCCAGTGCGTAAGAAACCACCGACCATCATTAAGCAAGAGAGAACTACAGTTGGTCAATCTAATACTGGTGTGAGAACCAAGCAGAAGCAAAGGAAAGAACGTATGAATATTGGCAAGCTAAGAATTCAACTTGACCAATCTGGTTTGGTTGCAAGCGGAAGCAGATCTACACCTAACTTGGGATAATTATGACAGCTAAAAGTAGGTACGACTTCCTTTGTGGTAGCCGTAACTCCTATCTAGACATTGCTGTTCAATGCTCTGAGCTTACTCTTCCTTATCTCATCACTCGTGATGAACAAAGGAACTCTATCAAAACACTTACTCAACCTTGGCAATCCGTAGGAGCTAAGGCGGTAGTTACCCTTGCATCTAAATTGATGCTGGCTCTGCTGCCACCTCAGACTACGTTCTTTAAGTTTCAGATTGCAGATGAAAAGCTAGGCACTGAGCTGCCTGCTGAGATTCGCTCTGAACTTGATCTTAGTTTTGCCAAACTTGAGCGTATGGTGATGGACTCTATCGCTGCTTCTAGCGATCGTGTCACTGTGCACCAAGCCATCAAACATCTTGTTGTTGGTGGTAACGCCTTGTTGTTTTTAGGTACCGATGGAATTAAGCATTACCCATTGAACCGCTACGTTGTAGAACGGGATGGTAACGGTAACGTAATTGAAATTGTAACCAAAGAACTGATTGACAAATCACTGCTGCCTAAAGAGCTGCAGGAAGAATATAAAAAGAGTTTGCATGACAACCACGGCAGCGTTGCTACTGACGTTGAGGTATACACACACTGCAAGCTACAAAATAATCGTTGGGTCTGGCATCAAGAGGCCTTCGATAAAGTGATACCTAAGTCTCGGAGCACTGCACCTAAGGATGCATGTCCGTTCCTGGTACTGAGATTCAACACTGTTGATGGTGAGAACTATGGTCGCGGCCGAGTAGAAGAATTCCTTGGTGATCTGAAGTCACTTGAAGCACTCTCTCAGGCCATCACAGAAGGCTCTGCAGCAGCTGCAAAAGTTGTCTTCCTTGTGTCACCCTCATCCACAACTAAACCCCAGACGCTGGCCAAGGCAGGCAACGGAGCGATCATCCAAGGGAGACCTGATGATGTTGCTGTTGTTCAAGTTGGTAAGACTGCTGACTTTGCAACAGCTGCACAACAGATGCAAACGCTTGAGCGTCGCATCGCTGAGGCATTCCTTGTGTTGACAGTACGCCAAAGCGAACGGACAACTGCAGAGGAAGTACGGCTTACTCAACTTGAGCTAGAGCAACAGCTTGGTGGACTCTTCAGTCTGTTGACTGTTGAGTTCCTAGTTCCATACCTGAACCGCAAGCTCCTGTTGATGAAACGCAGCGGTGAGCTACCTAGCTATCCCAAGAAACTTGTTAGGCCAACCATCGTGGCTGGCATCAATGCACTTGGTAGGGGTCAGGACCGGGAGTCCTTGACCAACTTCATCATGACCATTGCTCAGACCATTGGACCTGAAGGCATGATGCAATACCTGAATGCAGATGAGTTTATTAAACGACTAGCTGCTGCTCAAGGTATCGATGTTCTCAACCTTGTGAAGTCAATGGATGAGCAACAACAGGAACAGCAAGCTGCCATGCAGCAGCAAGAGCAGATGGAGATGACTAAACAAGCTGGCCAAATGGCATCAGCTCCTATGAATGATCCATCTAAAAACCCTGCACTAGCTGCTGAGCTAGAGCAACAACCACCTGAACAATAATGGCAGAAACATTTACATCTGATAACAGCGTACCTGCAGAAGTAATGGAGTCCCAAGAGGCAGACATTGCTGACTCCCTGCGGGTAGGTGAAGAAATTGAAGCAGCTCATGAACAGCGACTTGCTGGTAAGTACAGCAGTACTGAAGAGCTAGAAGCTGCATACCTTGAGCTGCAACAGAAACTAGGGAGTCAAGAAAAGGATGTGCAAGCAGAGCCTGAAGAAACTACTGAAACAGATTGGCTGGCTCAAGCACAACAAGCCATGCAAGAAAGCGGAGAACTCTCAGAAGAACTAGCTGCCCAAATCAAGGGTATGGATCCGATGGAAGTCTTCAATGCTTTGCAAGGTGATGCTCCTGAAGCAAAGGACTTAACCTCTGCTGAGGTTAGCTCAATCTATAAAACCGTAGGTGGTGAAGAGACTTACTCCCAGATGATCACTTGGGCACAAGAGAACCTAAGTGAAGCAGAGATTGGTGCTTACGATTCGATGATCGGCACTGCAGATATGTCCCAAATCAACCTCGCACTACGTGGTTTGTACTCACAATATACAGATGCTATGGGTAACGAAGGAGAAACTATTCAAGGTAAACCTGCTGCAGCACAAGCAGCATTCCGTAGTCAAGCTGAATTAGTACAGGCAATGAGTGATCCCCGGTACGACAACGATCCAGCGTACCGGCAGGATGTTATTGACAAATTGGATCGTTCTGATCTTACTTTTTAAATTTAATGGCAGCTACTATCGCACTTCAACGTTCCAAGAATCCTTGGGACAAATATGTTGAGTGGGTTAGCAGCACTGAGAACCGGCTTTATGTAGGACACTTCGGTGTCCTCATGATTCCTTGTCTACTGGCAGCTACAACCGCATTCATCATCGCCTTCATCGCCGCTCCGCCGGTTGATATTGACGGCATCCGTGAACCCGTGTCTGGGTCTCTACTCTATGGAAACAACATCATCTCCGGAGCAGTCGTACCCAGCTCCAACGCAATCGGACTACATTTCTACCCCATCTGGGAATCAGCAGGACTTGACGAATGGCTCTACAACGGAGGGCCATATCAACTCGTTGTATTCCACTTTCTCATCGGTGTCTTCGCTTACATGGGACGTGAATGGGAACTTAGTTATCGACTCGGAATGAGGCCTTGGATTTGTGTCGCATATTCTGCACCGGTTGCGGCTGCTACCGCCGTGTTCCTTGTATATCCATTTGGGCAAGGGTCATTCAGCGATGGCATGCCATTGGGTATCTCCGGTACCTTCAACTACATGCTTGTCTTCCAAGCGGAGCACAACATTCTTATGCACCCATTCCACATGCTTGGTGTGGCTGGTGTATTTGGTGGCTCTCTTTTTTCTGCGATGCACGGAAGTCTGGTCACGTCTTCGCTGGTTCGTGAAACTACTGAAGCTGAATCTCATAACAAAGGTTATAAGTTCGGCCAAGAAGAAGAGACGTATAACATCGTAGCCGCACATGGCTACTTCGGACGTTTGATCTTTCAATATGCGTCTTTTAATAATTCACGTAGCCTTCACTTCTTCCTGGCTGCTTGGCCTGTGGTTGGTATTTGGTTCACTGCACTTGGTGTAAGCACCATGGCATTTAACCTTAATGGTTTTAACTTCAACCAATCCATTCAGGACTCACAAGGAAAAGTAATTAACTCCTGGGCTGACATCCTCAACCGTCAAGGGTTGGGGATGGAAGTTATGCACGAGCGTAATGCTCACAACTTCCCACTTGACTTGGCTGCAGCTGAGTCCACTCCTGTCGCACTAACTTCACCTTCTATTGGTTAATGAACGATACTCAAATCTGGCCTACTGAACCTCGTATGTATATCGACGAAAACTCTATCCCTCATAACGAACGCGCCGAGCGTCTCAATGGCCGACTGGCCATGCTCGGTGTGATGGCAGCACTTGGTGCGTATGCCATGACTGGTCAAATTATTCCTGGTATTTGGTAATGGCTAAACAAGGTTTGTATGCAAACATCCACGCTAAGCGTAAGCGTATCGCTGCTGGTAGTAGTGAAAAGATGCGTAAGCCAGGCAGCAAGGGTGCTCCTACTGCTGCCAACTTCCGACGCTCAGCAAAGACTGCAAAGAAAAAGTAATGCCTAAAGTCAACGGTAAAAAATACCCTTACACCGCAGCCGGTATGAAGGCTGCAAACAACGCTAAGAAAAAGAAACCTAAAAAGTAATTATTATGTTTAACAAAATCGCACTTACCACCCTTGCGGTGTCCTCTTTTGCTGTGCCTGCTATCGCCGGTCCTTACGTGAACGTCGAAACATCTTCTAAGTTTGCAGGTACTGACTACTCTAAAACTGCTACTGATTTCTTCGTTGGTTATGAAGGTGAAGTCGGTACTCTTGATTACTTCATTGAAGGTGGTCCTAGCGTGACCACCCCTGATGATGGTGTGTCTGAGACTGTCCCTGCCGGTAAGGTTGGCTTCAGTGTCAAAGCAAACAAGCACCTCAAAGTGTATGCCGAATTGGCTGCTAGTTTTGAAGAAGATCAGAACTCCTATGGCACCAAAGCTGGCGTTAAATATTCCTTCTAAGTAACGTACGTTCATCCAATATGGAAGACAACATCTACGAATTACAATTTACAGTTACATCTCTGAGAATGCTCCACAAAGCAATCTCCTTCGCCCATGAGAAATGGCCTGGTGGTGATCCAGTGGAGCAACAATACTATGAGTATTTAAGAGACAGCCTGCAACGTGTTCTTCTAGAAGAAACCTACCTGTTGGACGCATAACACTCACACCATGGAACGGGGGTGTGGTA